GCGCTCATGAAGCGCCGTGTGATCAAGGGTCTGTCCATTGGCTACTACGTCGAGAAGTCCAGCTACAACGAGAAAACCGGCATCCGCAACCTGCAAAAACTCAGCCTGCAGGAGTACAGCATCGTCACCTTCCCGGCCAATACGCTGGCGACGGTGGAGTCAGTCAAAGCAGCGGTCAAGGAGGGCAAGCTTCCGACGCTGAGCGAGTTTGAGGATTTCCTGTGCGAGGCAGGGTTCTCGAAAACGCAGGCCAAGGCCGTCGCGGGCAATGGTTTGCGCAAACTGCTTGATCGGTGCGAGGCCGATGGCAACCCCAGCGAAGCGCTGCAGCTGCTGAAGTCTTTCAAGCTGCAGGAAACCCAACCCTAACCCTGTCTCCCTTTGTCATCCGGCCGCCTTCGAGCGGCTTTTTTCATTTCAGAAAGCAAATCACCATCATGAAACTCAAGCGCTCCTTTCTTCCCCTGGTCATCATCGCCCTGTCTGTCGTGTCCATCGTGGCTCAGGCCGCCGGTTTGGACGTGTCCGCCTTCATTGGCGCGCATTCGGACCTGCTCGCAGGCGTTTCGCTGCTCGGTTTCGCGGGTGAAACCGCGAATTTCAATCCTGCGGAAATCAAGAGCGCGCTGGAAAAGATCAGCGACCAAGTCAAAGAGCAGGGCGAAAAAGCCATGGCTGAAGCCAAGAAGTCAGGCGACATGTCCAAGGAAACCAAAAGCAAGGTGGACGAGATGCTGGTCAAGCAGGGCGAACTGCAGGCCCGCCTGCAGGAAGCCGAGCAAAAGCTCAGCCGCCGGGGGTCTGGCCAGGGCGATGAAGGCCAAAAGTCCATCGGCGGCCAGTTTGTCGATTCCGAAGGCTTCAAGTCCTTCATGAGCAGCGGCGGCATGAAAACTTCGCGCGATGCGCATGCCTTTCAGCTCAAGGCCATCACCAGCGCTGCAGCTGGTGCCGCTGTTGAACCGGACCGCCAGGCCGGGATTGTTGCCGCGCCAGAGCGCCGCATGACGGTGCGCGACCTGATCACGCCAGGCACCACTGAAAGCAACGTGATCCAGTACCTGCAGGAAAGTGGCTTCGTGAACAACGCGGCGGCCACTGCCGAGAACACCCGCAAGCCCGAGTCCAGCATCACCTTCGAGCCCAAGAATGCCAACGTCATCACGATTCCGCACTTCATCAAGGCAACCAAGCAGATCCTGGATGACTTCAAGCAGCTGCAGTCGTACATCGATGGCCGCCTGCGCTACGGCTTGAAGCTCGCTGAAGAAGTGCAGGCCTTGAAGGGCAGCGGGGTGGGCAACAACCTGCTCGGCCTCTACACGGCTGCTACGCCTTATGCCGCGCCCATCACCATTCCCGGCACGTTGACCCGCATCGACATCCTGCGCCTGGCGCTGCTGCAGGCTGAGCTTGCTGAATACCCGTCCACCGGCATCGTTCTGCACCCTGGCGACTGGGCGGCCATCGAACTGACCAAGGACGATAACGGTAGCTACATCTTTGCCAATCCGCAGAACCTGGCACAGCCCGGCCTGTGGGGCCGTCCAGTGGTGGCCACACCGGCCATGACGGTGGACGACTTCCTTGTGGGCGCCTTCCAGCTTGGCGCGCAGATGTTCGACCGCGAACAGGCCAACGTTGTGATCGCCACCCAGAACGAGGATGACTTCGTGAAAAACATGATCACCATCCGGGGCGAAGAACGCCTGGCGATGGCGGTCTACCGGCCGGAAGCCTTCGTTAAGGGCAAGGTCACGCCAGTGCCTTGATGCCGTGCAGACGTCTGCACGGATGCGGGCGTTTGATGAAAGGGCAGGCGTCTGCACTAGTGCAGGCGCTTGCTATGCCAATCAATAAGGAGTCAATCCATGAAAGTTATCTGCCTCACCAGCTTTGTCCACGGCGCGCTGCATCTGCAGACCGGTGCCGAAGCTGATTTTCCTGCCGGCACGGCTACCGATCTTGTCAATGCTGGCCTTGTTCGCGAGGCCTCCAACGAAGCGGTGCAGCCAGTGCCGGCCGCTGCGGCTGACCAGTCGGTCAAGGCCGCCAAGGCCGCCCGTGCCCCTGCCAATAAGAAAGCGCCCGAGCCAGAAAACAAAAAGGTGCCCGAGCCAGAGGCCAAGAAAGCTCCAGAGCCGCAGGCCAAGGCCGATACATTGTCAGATCAAGGTCTGCCGGCAGCGCCTGGCGCAATGGACAACACCGCTGTCAAGGACGGCAATGGCTCTGATCACGCTTAACCAGGCCTGCGCCCATCTGCGGATTGACGGGGTGGCCGACGCGGACGACTTGGCGCTCAAGATCAGCGCTGCCGAGATCCTGGCGGCCGAATACTTGGGCCGCTCGGTCTATGCCAGCCAGCAAGAGCTCAATGCGGCCGTGCTGGCAGGCGCGGCCAGCGAGGCGCCGATGGTCTGCAACGACCTGGTGCGCGCAGCCGTGCTGCTCATCCTGGGGCGTCATCACCGGTGCACCGGCCAGCGAGATTCCGATGGGCTCGCGCCAGCTGCTGGCGCCGTACCGCCACGGATTGGGAGTCTGATCATGCTGCAAGCCGGAAAACTCACTCAGCGCATCGTATTGCAGGCCTGCGTGGTGACTAAAGGGGCCTCGGGCGGTGTGGTCAAGGGCTGGCAGGAAGTTGCCCAGGTGTGGACCGCCGTGCGCCACCTGAGCGGCAACGAGCGCCGCGCTACCGGCGCGGGCGGCCAGGTCGCCGAGGCGCGCACCGAGTTCACCATTCGCCACCGGGCCGGTGTCAATGCCCAGATGCGCGTGCTCTACGGTGATGCTGTCTACAACATCCGCCATGTGAACGACTTCATGGCGCGGCGTGAGTTCCTCATTCTTACTTGCGACGCGGGAGGTAGCGATGGCTGATACCGACGTGATGGGCATTGGCGACCTCAAGCAGCGCTTTGGCCAGATCAAAGAAAACATGCAAACGCGCACCAGCCGCGCCATGGTGGTGTCGGCCGGCGGTGTGCTCAAGCGCAAGGCCAAGGCTATCGCGCAGGCCAACGGCTCGGTGCGCACGGGTGCCATGGTGAAAAACATTGCCATCAAGCGCGAGCCGCAGGCCCCGGCCGGCACCACGCAGTACAACCTGGGCGTGCGCAACGGCGGGGAGCTGACCAAGAAGCAAAAGAGCGGGGCAAAACTTGCTGTCGGCAAAAGCGGGCGCATCGTCAAGCAATACCAGGACGATCCGTATTACTGGAAATGGGTGGAAAAGGGCCATAAGATCGTGCCGGCCAAGGGCGGCCAGTCGCTGCGTGCGCGCCGCAAGGCAGCCACCGCCATGGTGCCCGCCCGGCCTTTCATTGGCCCGGCGCTGGTGCAAGGCCGCGACGAGGCCATTGAGGCCATGGGCGCACGGCTGCAAAAAGAACTCGATAAGGCATCAGGCCCATGAGCAGCGTGCATGCAACCGTGATCGCGGCACTTGCGGCCGTGCTCGCAAACACCTGGGCTGTCGAACTGCCACCCGATCCCGTGTGGCCAGCCGCCGTGTTCGACATCGACAGTACCCCCGAAGACACCTGGTGCATGGGCGGCGGCTACACCCAGCATGACCTTAACCTGGTTGTCATGGCCCGCACCATTGAGGAGCTGGATGCCTTGCTGCCGCAGTCGGGCGGCGGCGCCCTGCGCCCGGCCTTGGAGGAGTTGTCGGCCTACCAATACGAAGAAGCCTGCGGGGACGCCGACTACGAAGGCGACCCCGAGGTGTATGCCCGTTTCCTGACTGTGCGCCTGCGCACCCCGCGCTACTAAAACCCTCTGGAGCTTTTTTGATGATCAAACGCACCGCGACCCCGGCGGCGGCAGGCCTTGCCGCGCGCACCGAAGAAATTATTGTGCAGACGTCTGCACGCCCTGTGGCCGCGCCGCCGCGCGATGAGTTCACCGGCCTGGGCGGCACCTATCTGCGCGACCCGGCCACGGGCAAGCGCACACGCATGGCGTTGCCCGAGGCGCTGGACGGCGCGGCGATCGCGGTGGTCCAGCCACAACACCCTTAACCACTCACCACTGAAAGACGAGTCCACGCATGGCTAAATCGATGAAAAAAATGCTGCTCCTGGCAAAAAAGGAGGGTGTCACCGGCACCGACAGCGTGCCCACCGCCGCGCTCAATGCGATCATGTGCCGGGCGCTGATGCCCGAGCCCATCACCGCCGAGCAAGTCGAGCGCAACCTGCTCCGCCCCTACAAGGGCAACAGCGGCAAGCTGGCGGTCGGCGTGCACCGAAAGCTGACCGTCGAGGTCGAGCTGGCCGGCGCTGGTGCACCTGGCACTGAGCCGGCCTGGGGGGCGTTGCTCGAATCGTGCGGCTTTAGCGCCACCATCACGCCGGCCACTGATGTGGTGTACCACCTGGTCAGCGAGGGCGAGCCCACCTTGACGCTGTACGGCTACCTGGACAAGACGCTGTTCAAGCTGACAGGCGCCAAAGGCAATGTGTCCTTTGAACTCAACGCTAAAAGCATTCCAGTGATGAAGTTCGAGTTCGTCGGCGCCTACAGCATGCCCACTGAAGAGGCCGGCATGCCTGCCGGCGTGGACTACAACAAGTTCCTGCAGCCCAAGACAGTTGGCAAGCTCAACACGCCGACCTTCACATTCCACGGCCTGGCCGCTGCCATGTCCAGCTTTAGCGTGAGCCTGGCCAATGCGCTGGCCTGGCGCGAACTGGTCGGCTATGCCGGCGCAAGCAGCCCGGACCGCAAGCCCACGGGCACCGTGGTGCTGGAGATGCCCTCTGTGACCACCAAGAATTGGGCCGAAATTGTGCGCGAAGGCGCCATGGGCCCCTGCCAGCTCGTGCATGGCACCGTGGCGGGCAACATCGTGCAGCTCGACATGCTTGCCGTCCAGTGCAACCCCTTCACGCTGCAAGACGATGCCGGCGTGGCCATGCTCAGCATTCCTTTTGACATCAATCCGGTGCTCGGTGATGACGAATTGAGCTTGACCGTCAAATAGGGCTGCACACCTTCCATTTTCCCTCTGCGCCGGGCCGCCCCCGGCATCCCAGGCCACCCGATGCGGTGGCTTTTTCTTTTTTCAATTCTCAAAAAATCATGGCTTTTAACCTCACTCCCACCGAAAAATTCAAAGCGGTTGTCACCGTCAACGTCACCAAGCCTGCGGGTGGCTGGAAACAGGAAAGCTTTACGGGCGAATTCCTGCGCACCCATGAAGACAAGCGCGAAGAGCTGCTGGCCTTGCCCAATGTGGAGCTGGTGCGTCGCGTCCTGGTGGGCTGGTCCATGCAGGACGATGAACGCAATGAAGTGCCGTTCACGCCGGAAAACCTCGATGCGTTTTGCCGCCTCACTGGTGCCGTGCGCGAGACCACATTGGCTTACTGGCAGCACAACGTAGGCGCCAAAGCAAAAAACTGATTGAGGCGGCGCGCTGGTGGGCCGGGGTGCGCGAAGAGCCCAAGGGCCGGTTTGACGTGGATGACTCCATTGTCGAGGCCATGTCGGCCTTTGGAGCGCCGCCTCAAGCCATCGCCGCTGCGCAAGCGCTGGCACATGCCGAGCCGCCTGAAGAAGAGGCATTTGGAATCTATGCCGACAACGTGGCCACCGTCAACGCCTTTACGGCCTTGCGCACCCAGTGGCAGTACGCGGGCATGAACGGCCAGCGCACTGGCTTGAGCTATGCCGGCGTGGCTGCCTGGCTGGATGTGTTCCGCCCGCGCCAGCGCCGCACGCTCATGGCCGATCTGCAGCTCATGGAAGCCGCCGTGCTGCAGGCGGATCAGGAAAAACGAGAAAAAGAAGAGTAACGCTATGTCCGCACTTGGTTCTTTGGTTGTCAAACTTGCCCTTGAATACGCCCAGTTCACGACTGGACTCGATAAAAGCGAGCAGGCCGCGCTGCAGCATGCCAAGCGCATGCAAGAAGTGTTCGATGGCGTCAAGGGACAGATAACCGGTGCCATGAGTGGCGTTGTGGGTGTGGCCGGCGCAGTGGCCGGCGGCATGGCTGCCGCGTTCACCATCAAGGCGTTCAAAGGCCTGATTGCCGACATTGTGCAGACCGGTGCTGCGCTTGATGACCTGTCGATGCAGACGGGCGCCACCGTTGAGGCGCTCAGCGGCTTGGCGGCCATTGGCAAGTTCAACGACATGTCTGCCGAGGCCATCGGCGGGGCGATGAACAAGCTCACCGCCAATCTGGCCGGCGCGACCGAAGAGAGCAAGGGCACGTCCCAAGCGATTCAGTCATTGGGACTGGATCTGAAGCAATTCAAGCAACTCAAGCCAGAAGACCAGATGCAGGCCGTGGCCAAAGCGCTTGATGAGTTTCAAGATGGTGCCGCAAAGTCGGCTGTCATGATGGCGCTCTATGGCAAAGAGGGCGC